TTAATGAAACTTCTAACACGTATGGCAAGGGGTATACTGGCGATGGAGGAACTGGTCTTACCGCACAGAAGCTTGCCTCTGGCGTCAACGTACCCACAGGAAACGCAGCTATTGGTAATAGCGGACTTGTTAGCTCATACATCGGACTGTATAATGCTCTTGATTCCATTATTACACAAACTAGTGTTTACTCTGCTGTTTCTCAGAATGGAATTTTTAGTGGCGACCTTTCCGCATACAGCTTTAATGGAACACCAATAGTATTTGAAGCGAACGCCAAAGATGTGTTGAGTCAGGCTGCATACGACACGTTACAAACTATTATTATAGAGGCCTATGACCCCCTCACATTAGATTCAAATCAAGTTCTTGGATTGATGAATAACATCTTAAATAGTGCTATTGACAATACATTAGACAACTATACTAACGCAATTACTGGGATCATCACGCCTAAGGCTGGGACCGCATCTGAAGCAAAGTATCTTAGCGAATATTATTCCGAAGTATTCAATAATCCTGAGCTGGGGAACCAAGAAATACAGACCACCCTTAATACTATATTTGACGAATACGGTCTCCCTAGTACCGCCACTAAAGCCGCTGGCTTTGACTCAAATGCTGATGGCAATGTTTCTACGGCTGACTTGCTCGAATTCTTGGTTGCTTTTGGCAGCGAGGTCGATCTTCCAACTAATTTATTTGACGTTCCAAAAGCTACACTAAGGTCTCTTCCTGATGCTAAGAGGTACACTAACTATAATGTTAATTATGCTCCTAACCCAGCTTCCCCTATAGGTCTCCCAAGTGTTGTTGAGTCAAATGAATTTATAGACAACCTAGTTGTTTTAATAAATAACACTATTTCAGGTCTTACAGGCCCCGTTGTTTTTGATTACAATACCGGACAATTTGTTATCAACCCTTCAGCATGAAGAACACCATAGGATTTAACAACACGAAGAATATATGGACGTCAAAGTATGACTACGTCTCGTCCAACTATTCAAGCATAGACAAGAGGTTTATCTCTTGCGACAAGACTATTGATCCGGCAGTAGACACCATCGCTTGGGAGCATCATAAAAATGTTGCAAACAACAACTTCTATGGTGAGCAGCATAACTCCTCTATAGCTGTGTCCTTTAACGACAATATATCTCAAAACAAGATATACAAGACTTTCTCTGTAGAGGGGACTGAAAACCTTACTGGGTCTTTGAATACCATCAGAACTAGTGAGTTCTTGCAGCCGGGATCACCACCGAGCACCATCTCTATAGGCACCCTTTCAAATAAAGGCGGTATACTTTACGGCCATATGCCAAGAGACCCACGAGTAAAGGCCAACGTAAACCTAAAGTATGTGGGTAGTATACCTGTAGTTGCTGGCTCTCTCGGCGTTGTAAGCCAACAAGACAATCTGTACACTTTGAATGGGGTGTATGGGTCTGCACCAGCTTTTTCTGGTAAGACATCTTTGGTATTCTCTGTAGAGAACGATTCAGAACTGTTTGGGTTTAATGGTAACGGGTCGCTGCAAACTATTGTTGAGGGGCAGGATTACTCTGGCATCCCAGCTGGTATAAGTATACCTCAAGAGTCAGACATTACTGGCAATCAATCAGCCTTTTACAAAGACGGGATACTCATAAAGACTACTCCACAGGCGCTTGCTGCATTTGCCAGCAGACTGGGTAGCCTTGCCGCCTCTGGATCTGTGCTTAATGTGTTCGCGGTTAGCGACCCTCAGCTCAATGGTGATTTCTTGAGGGGTCAGTATGCCGAAGCCGTTATAAATCTTGGGAGTCAGAACTTTGAGCTCTACGCTCTCAACGTAAACTATGAACCAACTGACTTAGACCACTCTAAGTAATAATAACTATATTTGCATTATGCCATTAGTAACAGCAGCATTAATAGCAGCGGGAACACAAGTCGCCGTAAAGGGCGGTCAGGCCATCGCTAAGGGGGTAAGGGCCAAGAAGCAAAGAGAAGCAGGCGAGCAGATTGCACAGGATGCAATGAAGCGTCTCGATGATCTTCAGTACCAGACAGGTCCTCAATTTGGCATCACTCAGGAATCAAGAGATCTCCTTGAAGCGCAGAAGACTCAAGGTGCTGAGGCTATAAAGAACCTCAGAGAACAGAACCTTGCTTTGTCTCAACAGGCTATAGCTTCGGGCGTTCAAGACCCCACAAGATCTTCTGCTGCTATAGCTAATATAGCACCGTCTCTTTCTCGTCAGCTTGCTCAGTCAGAGTTTGCTGCGGCTCAGCAGTCGACGGCAGCACAGCAGCGACTGGCTGATTTGGCAGAGGGGTACAGCAAAGCCAACATACTTAGAGAGCAACAGATTAGTGACTTAAACATTGGAAGTGAAAGAGGACTTCAGGAGCAGCTGCGACGCGAAGGCCAGACGGCAGCTAGCTTAGGCTATGCAGCCGGAACAGAGGCGTTGCAGCAAGGCATTGGAGCTATAGGAGAGGGTGTTGGCACATATTACGGCATGATGGGGTACGGGGCTCCGAGTGGTGACACAGCAAAAACCGCACAACAGCTCGGTCTAAGCACTGCAGGCCAAGACTCAGGTTCATTTATTCCATCATCTGACCTGACTGCCACAATGGATGTGTTGGGGAAAGAAGCCTTTAAAAAGCGCTTAAGGGAACATGGGGGCTCACTCAAGAACCAGCTATACATGACGGGTGGTGAGTTTAATCATGACACCAACAAGAAGGCTCTGATTGATGAGGAGACTGGAGAGAAAGAAGCAGAGCTTACAGGAGAGGAGGTTGTGCTTAACCCAGATCAAACAAACAGCACGATGGAGGCGGTTGATGTGCTGAACAAATTCTTGGAGTCAAATCCAGACGCTCCAGAAGAAGTAAAAAGAGTTGCAGAACTGCTTAATTTCTTGAATTCACCTAACTTTCAGGTTGGACAGAAAGAAATTGAGATTGAAATAGAGTAATGCCAGTAGCGTATACAGCACCGCTTAAGTCTGTGGAGGGGCCAGACATGTCTGGACTTGTCAACAGCCTCAAGGCTCAGCAGGCAGCTCAAGCTGCGCAGAAAAAAGCCATAGTAGATCAGATGAACGCACGCCAAAAGGCTGCGGATAAGATGCTATCTGAGGCTGAGGGTTATGACGTATCAAAGCTTATCCCCCCACTGCGTCAACACTTTAGTGACTACTACAATCAGAAGTTGCAGGACATAAACAACTTCGCTATTGACGATCCTGTCGCTGCACGTAGAGCCGTACAGGACATCGCGAACTGGTTCAACACCTACGCCTCACACAATAGCGATGAGGTTCAGCAGAGCCGAGAGACTTACAACGGCGTTTCCACCGACCCATCGCAAGCGGCTAAGTTTAACGAGCAGCTACCGGTATATCTACAGTCCGCCGCGTCTCCTCAATCTATGATTCAGGCTCAGCAACAATTTGAAGGTAGTGGTATTACCACTCAGATGGGGGCAGACGGGACGGTTGTGTTTAAGTCTGTTGACCCAGAGACTGGGGAACCGACTGGTGATTGGCAGGACATCACTAGCTGGGAATTGTGGGCTAACCCCACTACGTTTACTGTACCCACTCAAGCTCGGTATGGCAAGAGTGCCACTCAGATTGGTGAGGGTACAGTTAGATCTGCAGCCAAGGCGTTTAACAAGGACTCTTGGAATAAAAATGAAGCGTATAGAGTGGCTGAAGGCATAGTGTCTGGCGGTGTAGAGAACGAAGACTCTGCTGCTGCGAGAGCATGGGCTGTAAGCAACCTCTTTACTGATGCCATGAGGGATAATGAAGGGCTTGTTACGGCTTACATTCAGGGTGACATTAACAACCCTGCATATCAGATGCAGTCTCAGTACATATCTGACATAAACAAAGAGCTTGTAAAGCAGATGGCTGAATCTTCTCGCTTTATTGTGGAGGAGGATGAGTCTAAGAAGAGTGTTTCTGAAAGAGAGGCAGATATATTTAAGTCTGACTTTGACAGCAAGCAGTCATTTACTCTCGACGGACTTGAGTACTTGAGGACGGGAGAGCTTATGGAGACAGATGAAGATGGGGTTCTTGTGCCTATCGATCAGTTCGAGATGTACAGTGGGGTAAATGGTAATTCATATGTCTTGTCTTCTTTGGGCAAGAAGAAAGAAACCATTGTTATCGACAACCCCCGCGCTGGCGAAGAGCACAGACAGCTCAGATCTATGGAGGAGAGCTATGACTCTATGAGTGACAAGAACTCAGAAGAGGCCTTGCAGCTCAAGAGAAGAATTGACGAGACTAGATATGCTCTTGGCGATAGCGCCCTTGAACCAGTTCAGTTTGAGATTCAACCAAAAGAGATTGGCTTCTTGTCTAACGGCAAGGTGGTTCTGCTAGACCTCTCAGTAAAGAAGACTGGTTCACAATACGACAAGGTTAAAACTATCGTGCTCGATAAGTGGAGAGATAGAGACTCTGTTCAATCTATCCTTCAAGCGATTAGAAGGGTGTATAAGGACCCAAACATTACTCTTGATGGTTTGCAGTCCGGAATAGTTTATGGGCCAAATGAGCAGGCTAAAAACACCGTTGACGACGCTGTTGGACAGGTCGAGGAGGCAGTAAAGAGCGGCGGTTTGTTTGATGATTATTAATAGGCAATGACTGATCCAACAAAAAAACCTACATTTAGTCAGGCTCACCAGAACCTATACAATGGGTTGAGCGAGCAGGGATTGTACACCAAATCATATGAAGAATTTGCTGTGCAGTTCTCTACGCCTGAGGCTCAGAAGAAGTTGTACGACGGATTGTTGTCTCAAGGCCTGTACACGAAGAGCGCAGACGATTTCTACGCTCAGTTCTTCGACGTAAAAAAAAAAGAAAAAGCCGAACTACCTCCGCAACCAGTCTCGGCGCCAGTTTCGGCCATGGATTCTACGGCGTTTACCTCAGGTACAGCTCAGCCTCAGGCCGTCGAGAGTGGAGATTCGGTTTCTCCTGCAGTAACTACCGCTGACCAAGTAGAGACCCAGTACCTTGACGGATCGTTTGGAGATCTCGTCAATAGTATGGGCGGTATTGGCGATGTCTTTGACGATATGGCCCGCGCTTGGGGTCAGGGTCTCGCAACGGGAGACTTAGTCCCTATCCCATATGCTATGGCCGTTGGAGATATGTCTATATCTGACGAGTCCATAAGACAGTTGGTGTCTAGCGTCAACGAATACGACAACAAGATGCGGGATATAGGGCAGTCTGATGAGACCGCCTCTTTTTATAAGACGATGAGCGACAATGGTGGCGGGGCATGGGGCTGGCTGACAGCAACATACAAGAATCCTCAGGCCATGGCTGAAGTTTTGCTAAGCTCCACCTCTGGCATGCTTAATCAGACGTCGGCTACTAATGCAATGGCAATTATGACTGGCGGCACTGCTGGCGGTGCATTAGCTGGTCTTGGAGGTGGGCCGCTGGCTCCAGTCACCGCTCCAGCTGGTGCCACTATCGGGGCTGCGGCTAGTCTTCCTTTTGCTTTCGGCGCTGCAGGAGCTACAGTAGAGGTTGCCTCTTCGTTTGTGGACTTCCTTAAGGAGGAGCTTGGCGACAAGGAGTTTACGTACGAAAACGTAGGCCCAATTTTACAAGACGAAAACAAGCTTCGCGAAATTCGGAAGCGGTCTGCCATCCGTGGTGGTACGATTGCTGCTGTCGATGCCTTTGGTGGCGCCGCTCTTTCTAGGGGGGCAAAGGTCATGAAGCAAGCTGGCAGATCTGCGTTTGCAACAACTGGAGTTACGGCTGCTGGTGAGGCGGCTACTGGATTTGGTGGTGAGATGGGGGCTCAAGTCCTATCTGGACAAGAGCCAAGCATTGTAGAGGGTTTAATGGAAGCCGGTCCCGGCGTGGTTCAAACGCCATTTACTCTCGCAAGCGCTAGGGTACAAGACGCAGTAGAAGGTAAGCCTCGTCCAGTTGAGGGTAAGCAAGATCAGCAAGATGTGCTCGATCAGCTCAACACTGAGGCGCCCAAAGGAGAGTACAAAGTAAACGGAGGTGCTGTCACAAGAAAGACTCTAATGGAGTTGCTTAATGATGTGACAGACGAGGAGATGGGGGGTATCAACATAGAGATTAGCAACGACCCAGAGGTTCAAGCTATGCTTGAAGAGCGGGGCCGTAAGTATCAGATTTCCAAGGACATACCATCCGAGTTTTCCGAACAAGACAGGAAGCTATTGGTCAACCTTGAGTACGAAAGACAGCAGCTTGAAGGTAAGGCCACGGCTACAGCTAAGCGCAGACTCAAGAACGTAGAATCTCAGATCGAAACGATCAATGCTAGATATGATGAGCAAGTGACTGCCTCTACTGAGGATGTCGAAGCCCCATCTGTATCCGAGCAGCTTGGCCGCGTAGTGGTCATGGAGGACGGGACTCGCGGTGAGCTTAGGAGGGACACTGAGTTTGGTGACAGGGTTGTAATCGAAACTGATGAGCGTATTATTGATCTCGGCAATGCCGCTGAGGTTATGGACAAACCAATCTCAGAACTTAACCTTGCAGAAGATCAAGCTGGCGTTGAAGTCACTCCTGACGGAACTCTCATATACGGTGGTAATGAGTATGGGATTCAACGTGACATCCCTACTCGCGGTATTGAATACGACGATGACGGGAATGTCACTCGCGTATCGCTTAAGGATGCGGAGGGTAAGACAGTTATGCTTGAGGGTCAGGACGCACAAGACGCTGCATATCAGATCCTTCTTGATCAGGCTCAGACGCCACAACAAGAACAAGCAGTAAACGAAGCGCTAGAGCAAGACGAAGAATTCCAAAGAGAACATGATGAATATGTCAGAAGAAAAGAACAAGAACTCGCTGGCCAACCTACAGAAGCTGCGCCAGTTGCCGAGAAGCAAGCAGCTCAAGTATCTGAGCAAGCACCTACGCAGCCTACCCAAGAGCCAGTCTCCCCAGTAAGAGCTGGCCCTGTTGAAAGTCCATCGGCCCACAGAGAAGCTCTCGAAAAAGAAGGCGTATACGTAAAGGGTAAGGGACTGAAGGATAAGACTGAGGGTTTGCGTCGTAGATTCTTCTCTGCTCGCGGCTTTATGCCGCGCAGCATGTTTCGTGATAGGGAGCAGAGAGAGGCAAATATTGCTAAGTCAGCTAATGTGGCTCAGCAGCATATCCGTGAGTTCAACAGACTGCTTAAGAAGTTTAAGGGTGATGAGGATGTGTTGCTTGCAGACTTCGACGACGCCTTGCGCGGTGGAGAGGGACTGAACCGCTTGCCTGACGAGTTTGCTGGGTTGTCTCAAGAGATGAGAAATCAGATCGACAAGTTGTCTATCGACCTCATCAATCTTGGCGTGGTGCCTGACTCTGAGATCGACAATGTCATCTCAAACCTTGGTCAGTACTTGACTAGATCTTACGAGGTGTTCACCAACAAGAACTGGAAGGATAAGGTTGGCGAGGAAAGAATCAACGCTGCCAAGAATGTAATCAGAGAAAGAGAGCGTGCTCAGGCAGGCATCGATTACATTGACGCAAGCAAGAACCCACAGGGATTGGATGCAGAAGCATACCTTGAGTCGGTTGTTAATGGGTACATCGATAAGTACCTCAGTCCAGACGACGCAAAGGCCTTTGTTACCGCAGCTAGTGACAGTAAGAATACCAACATCCTCAAAGAGCGTAAGGATATCCCCAAGGAGATTCGTGCTTTGATGGGGGAGTACACTGACCCCGCACAAAACTTCGCCGCTTCTGTACTTAAGATGACGCAGACGGCAGAGTCGGCTAGGTTCCTCAACAAAGTAAAGGAGAACGGCAAGGGTGTATTCTTGTTTGACAAGCCCAATGGCCCATACACTGCGCAGATAGCTTCTGAAAACAGCGAAGCTATGGCTCCGCTAAACGGACTGTACACTACGCCAGAGATAGCGGCAGAGTTCAACAAGTCTGGAGATCAGATGAGTTCATTTATGCAGACCTACATGAAGGCTATAGGTACCGTCAAGTGGGCTAAGACCATTGGGTCTGTTGCAACGCACTCTAAGAACGTTGTAGGTAACCTCGGATTCATGTGGGCTAATGGCCACACTGATCTCACCCAGATGAATACTGCATACCAAGCACTCAAGGCTGACTTAGCCGGAGGGTCTAAAGAATGGCAGGATCGCATGAATAGATATGTTGAGCTTGGTATCGTAAAGCAGAGCGCAGCTGTTGGGGAGATAAGAGATATGTTCAAGGACGCCAACATGGACGAGGCTCTTGCTCGGCGCATGAATGACAAGGGTCTTAGCCTCAAGGACAAGGCGCTAAGAAAGGCACGTGTAGGTGCAAAGAAAATTGAGGACCTGTATCAAGCGGAGGATGACTTCTTCAAGATTGTTGCGTTTGAAAACGAGAGTAACAGATATTCTGAGGCCATGTTCGGCAAGACGCCAGATCAGCTCAACGAACAGGAGAGGGCTGAGCTAGACGGCTATGTGTCTGAGCTCGTTAAGAACACGTACCCTACATACAGCAGGGTTCCTGAAGCCGTGCAGATGATTCGCAGATTCCCGATCATGGGAAACTTTGTATCATTCCAAGCGGAGTCATATAGAGTTGCGTGGAATACTATGGCTCAAGCCAAGGCTGAGCTGGCATCAGACAACCCAAAGATTAGGGCAATCGGCGCTAAGCGCATGGCTGGTGTGACTACATACGTAGGCATGAAGAACGCCGTTACTGGCATGGCTGGAAGCGCTGTTGGTGCTGGGATGATGGGGGCGGCTGGTGAGCTTCTTGACAATGAACAAGAACAGCAAAGACAGGAGGACCTGAGAATGTTCATGGCCCCTTGGAGCCAGAACTCTAAGATCATACCATACGACCTCAAGGACGGAAAGTTCTCATACATAGACTTCTCATCATCAGATCCTTACGGGCACTTCGACAAGATCGGGAATGCCTTTATGAGAGGGGAGGATGGGATCGAATCATTTGCTACTGGACTGTTCACCATTATAGAGCCATTCGTTGGCGAAGAGATCCTGACCAGAAGACTTGTGAACGTCAGCAGAAACGTAAACGACTACGGCAAGCCCATATACAATCCAGAATCACCACAGGCTCAGCAGATTACGGACGTCATGTCTTATATGTACGAAGTTGTAGAGCCCGGAACGATAACGTCATTGCGTAAGGTGTACGACAGTGGTGCAGATCCAGCTGAGATTGGTGGTCAACTCACTGGATTCAAGCCCTACAACGTTGACGTCAACCAGCAGCTTGGATTCCAGATGGTTAAGTTCAAGGAGAGACTGTCGGATGCTAACTCGCTGAAGTACAGTGACGAGAACCAAGCTTACGAAGCAAACCGATCTATACAAGAAGAGATGCACAAGTATGCTATGTCGGCGAACAGACTTGGTGTGAGCAAGAATGATATCATTGCAACCATGAGGCAGTACGCTAGGGTTAGCGAGCGTCAAGCAGAGGGCATCTTCGCTGGAGTATACAAACCACTAACCCCGCCAAGACCATAAGCATGGAGGAGAAAAAGAAAATCAAGGATACCAACCTAGGCAAATGGCTGAAGGACAAGGCACCCAAGGTTCTCGATACAGTAGGAGAACTGCTTCCTGATAGCGGGGGCCTCGGAGTTGTAAAGAACCTACTCGACATGGACAATAGCGTTGACCCAGCTGAGGCTAAGGCAGTCCTCGATGCTGAGGTACAGTTTCAAAACAATGTAAGCGAGCGGTGGAAGGCTGATATGGGCAGCGACGTAAAGCTTGCTAAGCTTATCAGACCAGTAACCCTGATCGCCTTGATGTCTATGTTCATGGTTACGATGGTGCTGGATAGCATGGATGAGCTCCCCTTTAACGTCAAAGATTCATACGTATCTTTGTTGGAGATATTGATGTTGACTTCGTTCGGTGCATACTTCGCTGGACGAACCATAGAGAAATCTAGAAAGTGAGAACAAGGAAACTACAGGATGGTGGCCGCACTCGCGACCTGCTACGTATGCTTGAGCAAAGCCAAGGCCCAGCCTCTGGAATGACTCAGTACATGCAGCCATCGTCCTTGAGAGTTTCTAGAGATGCGCCTGTTTACACATCAAAGGATGATGCCATGCTTGGACAGAGCAGGGCTGGCATGCAGACATTCTTTGGCGAAGAAAGAAAACCTTTTGACCCAGCTTATGGTCAGGGAATCACCCCAGTATACCCTATTGGTGAGCTTACTGGAGCTGGAGACGTCAAGGGTATATCCGAGTCAGCATCTGAGGGTCGATACGGTGAGGCTGCTGCTCTTGCAGCAGCGGCTTGGGCGCCGATCCCAACAGAGACTCTTCAGAGAATGTTTAAGTACGTCAGGAACAATTTCGGAAACCGTTCCGACAAGATCCTAGACGTTATTAGCTCTATAGAATCTGGGGGAGATGTTACTGAAGGGATTGATAACACTTTCTTCAGAGCAAACTCAGGTCTCTCTGAATCTGAAAGAATGAACATCACTTCTGATGTTGCTGCTGCCACTGAAGAGATGTATGAAGACGGGCTCCTTACTGATGAGATTGCAGATCACATGTACAGTGCTGCTAGGGCCATATCTAAGGGGACTAAGCTGGATGTGAAGATCGACGCACCAGAGTCAATAGGTCTCTTTAAAATTCATCAGTCAGGAGACCCAAATGTTTTGCTGGAGTACAGGACTGATAGTGGTTACGGTGGAGCAGCCCTAAGAAAAAATCCTTCTGGGGATGGCTCATACTCGATAAACATTGTTGGCGAGACGCAGGATGCGTCTAAGTTTTCTCAGGGAAGGCTTATGGGGGAGATGATCAAGGCTGTGCCAGAGGGGGGTATCATAGATATCCCAAACATGAGCACAGACTCATACCCATATATGCTCAAGTACATTGAATCCGGTAAGGCAGAAGTTCTTAACAATAAAACGACGGGTCCATACAAGATTTCATACGGCGATATCAATGACATGGGCAGCAACCCTGACTTGATGGCTAAGATGTTTGGTGTTGATCCTGTGGATATACAGTTGGCGTTTAATCACACGCAAATGGATGAGCCAGCAGAAGAAATTCTGGCGGCATCGAAAAGAATCAAACCGAAGATTGACGCAAAGCTCAAGGAGCTTGGACTTCCAGAAAGCAGACTGATGGATGTTGATGTAGAAGACTTTTATGATGATTCACCGCTACATCTCCCATACCCTGTTGTTAAAAAGAATATACCTACGGGTTCTTACTACATGGGTGGGTCGCTTAGACCCGTAAAGAAAAAGAAATACATAAAAGTAAAATGAGAGTAAGAAGATACCAAGAAGGTGGTAGAACCGCCGACCTCCTTAGAATGCTGGAGCAACAAGAGGTTCAGAAAGAAGCTCAGAGACGCATGCCTTCATCCATGCCTATGGCTACTGAGCCAGCAGCGGCATCATCAACTGCTGTTTCTATGCAGCGCCCAGTGTACACGTCTGCTGCTGACGCTATGCTTGATCAGAGCAGGGCTGGTATGCAAACATTCTTTGGTCAGGACTACCAAGAGTTCGATCCAGCTGCTGGTCAGGGGGTGAGGATGATGGCCCCAGTGGTTGAGGCGCTGTCTCCTGTTGGTGACGTTGCAGCTATGTCAGAGGCTGAAAACCTTCCGCAACTATCTCTTGCTGCAGGCATGGCATTCCTTCCGGGAAACCTCAACATGTTGAAAGACTGGATGGACTGGAACGTATCTCCAGCAAACATGCAGGTTATGAATAAGCTTGTCGATAAGCTCAATACTTCTAAGTCAGCACAACAGGTTGCATCAGATAGCGCGGAACTTCTTCGTATGCCACAGTGGAGAAGAGATGAGCTGGCTTTTGACTTGGAGGATATGTACGGCGAGTACGCCATGCACACGGATCCCGGAGAGCTTGACAGGCTTCGTGATATGGCTGACATTTTGAGGTCTGGAAAAATTCCTAAGGCTAAACCAGACGTCCCAGATATTGGAGACTTTATGGGCGAGACTGATCCAGCTAATGGACTCGTTGTTAGATACGAGAGCTCAAAGAACCCAATGGAGTACATGGATGTCGTGGAGTCCAAGCCAAACAGCAACAAGTACGTAGTAAATATTGTCGCCCCAAAGACAAGCCCCCTTACAAGAGGTAAGCTTATGATGGCGGGACTAGAAAAAGTTCCTGTTGGAGGCAGGGTTGACTTCATTGGAGACTCTTATGGATTGGCCAATAGCATGAGCGCTGATGCCTACCCAATCATGTTTAGGTTTTTTAAAAGAGGCAAGGCCGAACCGATCCTAGACGAGGTTAAGTACGGAGGGCTGAACTCTCTTGGAGAAAACCCAGAGTTGTTTGCAGGAACATTTGGTATTGACGTTGCCGACGCAAAGAGACTAGGACGTCCAGTTCCAGTAGACACTGAAACTCTTAGTAGGGTTGTCCCTAGGATAAACAGTAAGCTTGCTGAATACGGAATACCAGCCGTAAAGCTACAAAACCAAACCAAACAAGGGGCTTATATTCAGTTCCCATACTTTGACATCATGAGAACAGCAGAGGGATTCAAGAACGGTGGCTCTCTTCGTGTACTCAAGATGAAGGGTGGAGGAAAGATGCGCGTAAAGAAGGCATACTAACTCACTGTCAATTAGTTACATAATAAATCTATTGCTTATATTTGCACAAGCAAAAACAAACCAATGAAGCTTGACGAGAAAACAGAACTGACTCTTGATTTAAAGACTATCGCCTTGGTCATATCATTCGTCGTGACAGTATGTGGTATGTGGTTTGCTCTGCAAAGCGAGATTGAGCTAGCAAAGAAACTTCCTGAGCCTGAAGTTTCTAGAACAGAATACGATCTTAAGGACCAGCTTATTAGAGAAACAATAATCTCAACTCAGGAAAAGGTTGAGGAGAATGGGAAGAAGCTTGACATCATTGAGGAGAGACTTTATGAACTGAGCACTAACCAATGAACAAGACCATAGCCATAATAGCTCTTGCTGCAGGGGCCCTCGGTACTGGGGCTGCCATTAAGGTGAATACGGACCTCCCAAAACCAGAGGTGACTGTCATTCAGATCAATGCCGAGTGGAACGAAAAGAACACGAGAAGAGATCTAGAAGACCTAAGGGGTTGTGAGTACAAGTTCGGGTGGCTTGAAGATCAACCAAAGGCTTTGCAAGAATCAGTCACTGCCGTACCCGTAGTCGTTATATATGACGGCGGGAAACCTGCTTGGCAGTACACCGCAGACATAAGCTTCCGGCTTCAGGCTTCCTTCAGGGAGATACAAGACAAGGTATACGACCTACAGCAGGACCGCATATACGAGGCACGAGATTAACGGAACACCGTTACGTGACCGTACATGTTCACCACCTTCTGGCTCTGCCAAGTAGATCCTTTTATTACGTACGTATACACCCCATCGGGAACAAAGGAGTTTAATCTCTCTCCTATCCACTTATCGTCTGGATCGTAGCTTATCCACACGAGCGTACCCCACCTGTTGTACACCCTAACCTCCCACTTCCACCAACACTCTTGTGTTGTTATTGGCCTCCAGTAGTCGTTGATGCCATCGTTGTTTGGGGTAAATGTATTGGGCGCATATACCCCGGGGTCGTTACAGTCTGTATCAGATCCACCGTCATCTGGAGGGTATATGCAATCTCCTTCCACTTCACATTCCTCGCAATAGTTGAGAGCTTCAGGATCTTGGCAGCCCTGATATATGCACGTCCCGTCGTCTTGTGATGCAACCGAGTTGTAGTTGTATGCAAACATGTCTGTGCATCCGTAAACTACTGGCGGAGGCGGTGGATCGCAGGCCCCATTAAGGCTCCATTAAATCCAGCTATTAAAGATATCCTCGTCTGGGTATGGGAACCCACCTAGCCCGCTATCACCTAGGATGTTGTCGCTGTCATTGATCTGCCATACGGTTAGTATGAGGCACTCCTCAAAGTAAGCTCCGCTCTGCATGATTTCTATCCAGCAAGCGGCTGTTCCGCTCCCGAAACTCGGCGTTTCAAGCAGATTAAAGGTGACGGTATCGCCTGTCTGAAGTATGTCGTCATCGCCCTCCCCTATGCTGAAGCCGGGGAAGTCGAGAGGAAAGATTAGGTATGCCCACCCGTTGTCGTAGATCCCGCAGAACTGATCTTGCACATCTTCAATCGGAGGCTGGAATGATAGAGCCAACAGGAACTCACCAATAGAGTCTGCTTCTGATCCGCAGTACCCACCATTGACAGATATGGTTATGTCAGTAGAGATTGGATTAAATCCTATGATCTCCATGTCGCATTGCCCCCAAGATATAATGGGGTACAAAAGCGGAATTAGAATCCAGAATATTGCTCTCATTGAACAAATACTTTTTTGGTTGTATCCTTCCATCTAAGTATATACACGCCTGATGCTAGGTTCTCAACAGGCCCCTTGACTCTACGTCCAGACATATCGTATATGTGTGGGTTACCACCAAACAGACTGCCTCCTGCATCAGCAGCTTCAATGGTTAGGTCTTTAACCATTCCCATTCCGAGGTTCTGATCTATGTCGCACTCACCTATAAACGAAAGCATATATATAAGATCCATTACATTTACCATGCCATCATTGTTCGGGTCCGTGAAGCAGTCCTCTTCGCACCCAAACTCAGAAACAAGGATGAGCACGTCGCTATTTCCTACAACGCCATCGTCATCGAAGTCTAGTGGGCACGGGTCTATCTCAACGCAGAACGTGCTGTCCCACTGGTCGAACTGCAAGCCAAAGCCTGTCTCGAATACAACCTCGTTGTCTATGGTGCCGACGATTCCCTGTCCGCCTATGTCGCAGACGCCATCTCCATCAAAGTCTATAGAGCAGAAGCCATCACCCCCATCATCCAGCACTTCTACTGTGTAGCATCCATTGAACACACACATCTCGTACTCAAAGGTCTGTACTCCCGGAGCCCAGTCACCGTCTCCCATGATAACCTCATTATACTGATCGTACAGCAACCACTCAAGCTCATTGGCCCAGATATCAGTTGATACGGATATCTCTAATACACTGCCGTCAGTGGTTTCTATTGGCCACCATGCGTAGTCGTTATCAGCGTACTCGTCGAACTCGCTTATCGTCTGCACCTCAAACTGCTGAGCACCATCAACATATACGGCTGGGAAGACAACCTCAGTGATACCTACAGGCACATCAAACAGAGTTGTTGTGTATTGATTGCCATTGCAATAGAGTTGAACCTCAAGTATAGGCATGACCTCAGTCCCTTGGTTTAAGACATCAATCCATATGTCTTGAGCTGGGGTACACCACGTCTCCTGATAGTAGGCTATGGCTGGCGTTGCGTCGTAGTCTACCACTGGTGCGCACGCTAAGCTTGTTACAAGTCCGTAGCGCTGGTCTTGTATGCAGGAGTGCATCCTCTCTGCCTGCCCCTGAGTGAAGCTATCCTTGCAGGACTCTGCGGTGTAGTCCATGAAGTTATTTACAAGAGCGTCTGGGCACGACGATGAGCAATAGCTGTTGACAGTCGTGGGCGGAGTGTCACATACCTGATCACCTTGTGTCTCGCAGTTAGTTTCTGAGGTACAAGACGATGTGTTAGAGAAGGTGTGCCACAGAGAGAGGTGGTGTCCCATCTCGTGGACCCCTGTGAGCCCCTCAGAGGTGTAGCTTTTTAGCTCTCCTACATTACCAGTCGCATTGTACAGGCACACTATCCCGTCTCTGCAGTCTCCAGTAGGGCCGAGGTATGCGAACCCTTGAATGCCTGCTCCACCATCATTGCCGTCGATCTCAGACACAGAGTATATGTTTATGTACTCATCTGGATTCCAGCATCCAGCAGACTGCTTCATCTCAACCTGACTCCATCCGGGCTGTGTGTTGTCGCGAGCTATGCCGTCAGCTACGTACTCCTCATTCCAGCTAGCATCATATCTAGTTATGCCATTTGTGGGGTTACCATCTGGGTCACGAACAGCTAAGCAGAACTGTATACTACTGTTTGAAAAACTACTGTTGAGCACATCGATCTGAGAAAGCAGTTGCTCATCAGAAATGTTATTGAGTTCGTCATCCCCAGTGTGTACTACGTGAAACACGACTGGTAGTGTTACCGCTTCGACCTTGTCGAGGGTAACATGCGTTCGTTCCATGCCCATAATCTTTACATTATCGGGCAACAATAAGGCGCATTCTTGGGCCACACCCAAGGTTGTTATAGCGCAAAGCAGGGTGGTGATAATGGTTCTCATACGAGAGCAAAGGTACGAATAAAAAAAGAGGGGGAGCTGATATAGCTCACCCCTCTCACAGATTGCGAAGTTCCACAGTCAACTAGCCCGTGTAACAGGCACAAAGATAGTAAATTATAATTCAGATATTGGATGCAGTTTCGCTATTTCTAATACGTATCCATCGACCCTATTCTCCCAGCCAAAAGAATCCGTCTCTCCTGCAGCCATGAATGTGGACTGCTTCAAGTAATCGTCCTTCTGCATCCATCCAAGTATCCACCCTCTTCTAGGCCCCTTCTTTACGTTGACTTGACAGAAGACGTATACGTTTACGTTCTGATGCAGTGATGTCTTAGCTACGTGGCAGGTGTAGTATGGCTTAGGCTCTACTGTCCTCTCCTTTGTCTTGACGTCTATGGTGTATGTGAAGTCGGTCTCTGGGAAGCGGACCATATCGTAGTTAAATGTATTGTGCTCTACGCACTCATCAACTGTGGCTAACACTATCTCTTCTCCGAGATAACCAACTAGGTTTCCTTTGCCACGTCGGATGCTGTTCTTTATGTCTCCGTGCATGCTGGACTTAAACTCAGCCCTTCTGTCCATGGATTTGGTGATGCTAACCTCAAGGATTGTGCTCTGCATATTCAGATATAATTGATCTAATCAAATCCAATTCTTCAGCAATCAACTTGCGAGCAGAGACAACCGAATCCACAACATCTGCTACAGCTTGAATCGGTTCTCCATTCTCGTCGTGAAGTGTTTCGTACAGGTCGTCGATTACCGAGTGTACTCTTTCACAGGCTATGAGGTAGTACTCGCTGAGTCTAGATGGATCCATCCTTGATTGATTTCAGTATCTCTTGAATAGCATGATCTACTTGGGCGCTATTCTTGGCCAGAAAGATAATAGTTTTTGAGTCGGTTGCTACTAGGTGCCGCATAAAAAGTTTCCACCTCATTGGAAAGTCGTGGTGAGATGGAAGGAACCCTTTGGTTTCTATGATCCAGTCATGATCTCTACCTACGAAGTCGGGCCTGTATGTGATAGGGAGAACGACTGACCCGGATCGGTCAGTCATCTCCTTACCTTTTGCAGTCATCTTAAAGTACTTGTTTGGGAATCGGAACTTCTCCATAAGCTCGAAGGTGTGTTCCTCATAATCAAAAGCTAACCCGTATTCTTTAAGCTGGTCAGCGCAATACTTCTCAAGTGAACTAGCGTACCTTCCTAGATGTTTTTTTTTGGATGAACGTCTTTTAGGAGTCTTTGTTCGCTTCTTCATTTGACGAAGTTACCAAACAAAATTTCAAATGTCAACTAAGGAACTGCATGTTTATTGGCATTGCAGTCTGCTCCTTAAATGTAATAGGCTGAAACAGAGCCCTTTGTCCTATGCGGGTTGTGAATCCAGTGTGGGAAAGATTCATGACGAGGCAGTATGGATCTTCTAGCGCGGTTGGTGCGCCACCAGTCTCCACCTCTCTTACCTTACGGACATGTAACTCACTCATTTTCCGTATCTCAGGGTCCATTGCTTGAACCTTTCGGTGAATTGTCATGAAGCAATCCGCTCTGTTTACGAACTTTCCACCACCCTCTGTATCCTCAGCGTAAGGAGCCACGGGCAAACCGTCTGGACCCTTGCGTCGTTGAGCCTCAGTGACAGCGTGCATGTTCAACCACACCGCCACGTTGTTGGCCTTGCTGAACGTAAGGAACTCACTAGCAGCCTCATAGTGGTAGTCATGTACACCAATGCTTGAGTTCTTCATGTCTAACTTCAATGAGTTGTAAGGATCTACGAAGATCGCATCGACAGGTTGCTGCCTCATCACCTTCTCCATGAATAGGATGATGTCTGCGTAGCTGTACACTTGGCTGTTGTTGATGACAACGAAGTGATCCTGTACCCATTTGTACGCCTGCTTACGCTCGAAATAAGACATGTCTGCTACCTTCTTGTCCATTGCAAACTGCATCAATGACATCTTAACGGATGCGGTTCTGTTCTCCGAAGAGTAGATAACCCACTTCCATCCGTGCCTGATAGCTGAGTTGGCAATCAAGTACAGCATAGTCGTTGTCTTGCCTACGTTGGAGTGGCCATTGACAATCACAAACTCCTTCTTGTACCTGAAGTTCTCATCGAGACGAGGGTCGCCAGTGTCCAAGCCAATCTCAATCATACCCTGCGAGTAGTCGTCGATCCATCGGAAGTCTTCGTCATCGGAAGAGATGAAGGACATGTCCCCATCATTGATAAGCATCTCACGCTGAACAGACTTCTCTTCATCAATGAGCTCACGGATAGGCATATCCCTGCCCATGTTGATGGCATCGAGGATTGTGTTCAAGGCATGAGATTCAGACTCTACGTCTCTCTTGCATATCTCTCGGTGCAACACTCTGACCACTTCGTCCTCCTCCATACGCCCAGCGGCTATGTACCCACCGCATAGGCGGGCAGCCTTGACGAGCATCTTGTGCTTCTCACCATCCTCGGCTTGCCTAATCATACGACAGGCAAGGTTGAGCTTCATGTAGTCTGTGTGGTCGTAAGCTTCGTTCGTTGGAACCTGAGCCTCGGCATGCTCCGTTGTGAAGTGGCCGAACTTCTTGTACTCATCCTTGATGATGATGTCTGGGTCGTACGACTCGAAGCACGCACGGGATTCATTGATGCCTGAGTCGTCAACCTCCAGCCCATGCTGTCTCTCGAAGTACTTTACAAGGGCGCGGAAGTGATCGCGATGGCGCTCAGGATGTGTGATCTTAACCAGCGCCTTGACGCCGTGGCCAGACGGGGAAGTCCAACATGAATAAATGTAATCATCCGTGGCAAGGGACCGCTTCGTCGCATCAACATCCACGTGGTCAAAGTCGAGCACAATGAATCCGCTATGCTCGAAGAGCGCATCGTCGGCACGAGACGAAAACTCCCCGCTGAAACAAACAACGGGGAGCTCAAGCTTCTTTTCTTTTCTGCCATCACGTACGTCAGACACCAGTGTACTGGACTTCCCACTCTGTATTCTTTGCAGTGCTGTCGCTAGCTGAATGTGATGAGGTGAAGTCTTGTCGTAGACGTTTTTGAATATCGTTACTTTCATTTTCTTTCGCAATCATAAGGAGGATGAGGTATCCGGCCAAGTCTTGTAGTGTATCCTCCGTGTCATCTACAATGCCGGCATTCATAATGCGCTTGAGCTTGTCGTCTATGCGAACCTTGATGCCTGATACGGCATTGGCCTTAGAGAAGACGTTCATGGGTTCAAGTGCAGCGTCACCATACTTGGCGTTCTTCATAAGCAGAAGGTCTTCAAGCTGCTTGCACTTTGCTTTGATTTTGTTTCTTGTGCTCATCATACGTTAGTGTTGAGTGTGAAATAAACTTTTTTGATTCAATATCCCTGATGATAATTTGCTTCTCTGACTTAGCGTTCTTTCCGTATAGCTCTTCAGCTAGTCGGTGCATGGTTTTGGAATCATAGGAAGCGATATCATGAGGAGTATCAAACACAGACACTATCCACACAACACGCTCGTGTACAACCTTCCGTTTCTTGAAGGCGACACGAGCGGTCATGTAGTAGATAGGTGCTCCCTTAGAACGGGACTTCATCAGCCTCTTGCGTGGCAGCTTTCTCTGCACGCTTGGCCTTGGCAGCTGCACTGTTCGGATCGAACACACGGCAGCATGCCTTGCCGTTCTTGGACATGAACAGCGTGACGTAGAGGTTACCGCCTTGCCCCTGCTCGTTGCGAGAGGTTGCGTACTTCTCTACCATCTCGGTGAGTTCGTTGTCCTTGAAGCGGACGTTCCAAGAAATCAACTCCCCGTTGTCGTTGTAACGAGGTTCTTCGGCGTACCCTACGAGTACTGAATCATATTGCTTATCGCTCATGAGAAAAAAATTATAGGTTTACAAAAAGAGCCAAATGATATACAAGATTGTAACTACAAACTTGTCTTTGTTAGACAACAAACTCGGCGTAGTGGGCCACTGTCTCTGTGTTTCCATCGAGATAGTTTTTGATGTTCTCTAACGCTTGATGAAACTTCATCTCTCCATTGAAGAGTGTTTCTTCTGAACACTTTACGTCGGCAGGATAGAAGGGGTAAGCCTTCTCTTGCACGACCCACCAGAACTCTGGGATATCAAAGACCTTGGTGTACACATACGCTTGGATGTCGTAGCTGAATGAGCGCACGTCATATCGGAACTTGTCGATTGAACGTGATGACTTGGAGTCTACGATGAAGTCGTCTTGCAAACAGTCGAGGAATCCCTTGAGCGGGACACCATCGTAATCTACATTGAACTCCACCTGATACTTGCCACCTGCAAACCGCCTGTCGTACAACCCGCAGTCCTTCAGGCGCTGGATCATCTCATGCGCTTTCTTCCAGTCCTCTTGCGACGCCAGCTCTTTGCCCTCATTGGCTTGGATGGCTTCGGCTTTCCACTCCTTGTAACGTTTAGTACTACGAGGATACTTGCCGCCGATAGAAGTAACGATGTCATAATCGTCCAATACAAAGTAAGTGTCATGTGCTTTCTCAGGTTCAAACAAGAGCATGTCGTAAAGACTTCCGAAGTACAAAGCCTCGGACTCTTTCTTTAGCTGTCCCCGCATGTACATCTCCCAGAGACGCATGTCCCCAAGAGCGTACTTGAGAGAAGAGTAGGAGAGGTGGGGCTTACCCACCCGCTCCTGTAGCTGCTCACGCATATTCATTTGCGCTTCAAGATATGGCGCGGCTCCATGCCGTGCTTAATCAGAAACTTGTCGAGAGCCAGCATCGCATCCTTTTCAGTCTTGTATGCTTGCTTAAGCTTGTTGCCATTGATAGTCTTCTCTACCAAGTAGACATCCACGTTGTACCGTGGCGCTCGACAGTGACGAATAGCTGGGTGAACAGGCGTCTTCTCTACCATAGACCAAGGGATGAGCTTGGTAGACTTGCCTGTGTTCTTAACGGGCACAATGATCCCGTTGTTGTTGATGCTGATGTCTCTGCTCATCGCACGAACTTCTTGAGTCCGGCTACTTGCTTTTCCGTGAGTTGAGACTCGTACTTCTTCATCACGGAGTCGAAAGCTTTCTGCTTGTCTGACGAAGCCTTGATGTAAGACACCGCCTTATCCATGATGTTCTCTACTGGCGCGTCGAGTTTCTTCGAAAGCTTCTGTACAATAGGATTGTCGACCAGCTCCTGCTGCTTGGCGATGGCTTCTTCGACTTCGTTGGCGGAGGCGATAGAGGTATCGATTCCGATTCCGAGCATGGCCAAGGCTCGACCGACAGCGGAGGTCTCACAGTTTTCGACATAGGAAGTTTTGTTGATGTTAGACGAGCCCTTCTCTTCGTGAGCGTGGCCCTGTGCTACGATCTGACCCTCGGGTGTGGTGATGGTGCAGAGGCAGAGGCATTGCTCGGAGTCAAGGACGGGGAACTCTGTGAGGATACCCCAGTTTTTGTACTGCTCTTCTTGACGGAAGAACTTGATGCGTTCGTTGACTTCAACGTACTGCTTGCCACGAATGTTCGTGGTCTTGAACTTGTAGTTGGACATGTGAATTAAATTAGTTTTCGGTTTCAGTAAGAACTTCGGCGTCGCTAAGATACGATCGCCCCATGGATTTGTCAAGACTTTCAACAACTTTTTCCCTTAGCTCACCGACCCATTCGAGGATGTCGTCGAGGATTTTAAGCTGTTGCTCGCCATTCATGTACGTGTTACTCAATGGGTTAACACCCATCTCAAGGGACACTTGCTGAACACTAGCTAGGGCCACACCGTACTTGGCTCGGTATGCGGGAGAGAACTTAAGCATACCCTCGTGCTCCTTTCGGTAATGCACTACTGTTGCGTGGTCTCTACCCCACAGCCTGCCCAAGTCCTTGTATGTGGAGAAGGGGCGACACGCATTAGATACGGCAGCCCTATGCTCAACATTTTCTCGGAGGCGGTTGTCCTCCACCCTTACGTCGAGGCGTGATTCATATTCTTTCTTGACTGCATTTAGGAAATCAATCATCTGATTCTTTTAGGTATTCAAAGATGAGCAGGTAGTGTGATAGTATCACCATGCCCTTGGAGTAGTTGTTGTGAAGGGCTATGGCTACGTCAACCATATCGATGCGACTCTGCTCCTCCCCAAGTCCCAGCTCATCGAGGGCATCCTCTGCGTCCTTGTTGAGGATGATCGTGTCGAGCTGTTCTGCGGATGTGTCCATGACCATAGAGGTAAAGCAGCCAGATATATCCGATGGCTTTTGATTCAGGAAATCTTTGGCACCATACTCTTCGAGGTCAGCAAGAATCATACGCCGAGCAACATCAACTGCTTCAATCTCTATGTCTGCTGTAATGTCAAGCGATTCATTTGGCTGATATTCAATCGCCTTCATCTTGAGTCGCGCAAATTGTGCGTCATACTTCATCGTCATTCTTTTTCACAGGGAAATATTTGTCGAGCAGACGACGCATCTTGCGCCGCCGTGCTCGTGGTGTGTGCTCATTCTTGGGGTGACCAAGGTGCGCTGACTTAGACTGCTTCTTGTTCATGACTGAACCTTTACATAGATGTTGCGCGGGGCCTCATCGAAGAACGCAAGCAGAGCAGGGCACAGCCAGAACCTGAACGTCTCTACGTCTGGATAGTCTTTGAACTCATTGACGACATAGTAGTGTCCGTCGTGTCCGTCGTTACCGTCGAGACGAACGTGTACATCGTAGTCTGGAATAGGTGTAGCTCCGAAGACAACGTCACACCTGTCGACTGTTGGGTCAACTGAACGACCACTCATGAGGTCGAACATGATGTCTGCCCCAGCAACGAAGGGCTCTTCTTTGATGTCTCGTGATTCGTCGTCGAACATCCACATGGTGTTCTTGCGATATGCGCTGAGGGAGAATAGTGCGTTACCCATATATCTTGTTGTGTTTTGTTGTGAGCTTGAGAAATGTTTCGTTGTCGAGGTTGAAGTCCGTGTCGGTGAACCAGTGAGGATTCTTTCTAGGATTGTACTTGTACTGCGTAAGAGATTCTGTATCAAGGGGTTGGAAGTTTGGGGATTTCTTATAGTTGATGTCGATGGCATCGCAATCCACCCAAGCGCAGACCGTCTTGTCTGCACCCTCGAATATCTTGCGAGCCGCTGAAGGTTGATTGCCAAGCTTGGCCTTGTACATTACAATCTCAACCTTGTCGGGATCGTAGTACTCGCGAGCCATGCCAGACTTCTTATCTGTGATTTGCCAGTGCATAAAGTTTGGGCCCTTACCAAGGTGGAACCTGACCCTGAATCTGCGTACTTGATTCTGCTTCATCTTGTAGTTTTAATTTCATTTTAGCTTCGTAGTCAGCGACCATGCACTCAAGCATCATCTTGTCTTGTGGTCTGCGGTAGAGCTCATACGCCTGCATCTTGTTATCGATGCGGCGCATGAGTTCTTCCATGTATTCGTCTGTCACTTGCTTGACTTAACGAACTTAAATGCACCCCACAAGATACTGTACTCGGTGACGAAACCAGTATTTGCTGCTGGCTTTGTTGCTTTTACAACCTTCTTGGGTGTTGGGCGAGACTGCTTCTTCGCAATGGGTCGTACACCGAGGACACGTTGCACTGTGCTTGTGCTGCACCCAACATTGTCTGCGATAGCGGCCTGAGTGAGGCCCTCTTTGCGGAGCTGCATGATGCGCTTGTTGCGCTTCTTGATAGACATGTCTGTCTTCTTCATGGTTTTAAATTTTTCTGTGTTAATAATTTGTTGTACATATTTCAATTCGAAACTCCACATGTGAGCAATCTCTTCGGGAGTCTTGCCTTGTGTGAAGTGTAACCTGCGGATGATTACCTCAGGCGTTATGTCTATTTTCTTAGTCATTGCTGTCGATTCCGTGGATGCGGCACTCGAACTCCTTGCTTGCACACAATCCCTTGAGCGCATCTACTACAAACTCCTCGTTGTACTGACCAACCTTGTCGCGCATCCAGTCCGTGTTAATGTGTTCGGTGAGGTCAACGTACTTGCTGAACGACACCTCAAAACCTTCTGTGTACCCACTCTCTTCAATCTCGACGGAGTCGGAGTTATCAATCTCATCGCAAGCGTCATACACCCCTTGCTTGATGCCTTCACGGAAGATAGCGATGGCTACATCCTTGGGGATGACGGGCATAGTGACCCGCTCTTCGAGGTCGCGGTATGCTTGGCATCCGCATGGTGCGCTT